GAGGCCAGAGCATGAAAAGCAATAAATATCGGATTCCCCCGCACAATTATGAAGCTGAAAATGCCATTCTTGGCGGGTGTCTTCTGGACAATAAAGCAATCAATACTTGTCTTTCTATTGTTACGCCGGATGATTTTTATTTGACCGCCAATGCAATTATTTTCAAATCAATTTGTGAACTTTCAAATACCGGCAAGCCGTTCGACGGCATTACACTTTGTGACCATCTTTCGCAGAGGGGACAGCTTGAGAAAGTCGGCGGTCATGTAGGTATTGCGGATATAATGGACACGACGATATCATCTGTAAACGTCTCTCACTATTGTCAAATTGTCAAAGATTGTTCCCTTATGCGGCAAATTCTAAAGGCAAGCGAAGAGATAACGGAGCGCATTTATTCCAGAACTGGAGAAAGCCCGGCTGACATTTTGGATGCCGCACAACACGCATTAATGAACATTTCCGCCGATCGTAAACAAAGCGATTTTAAGGATTCGAGAGAACTTTGCAAGACAACTTTTCGCGAGATAGAGGAAAGGCATAAAAACAAAGATATCATAACCGGCCTTTCAACCGGTTTTCGCGATTTGGATAACTGGACATCGGGCCTTCAAAACGGCGAACTCATTATAATTGCCGGTCGTCCGGCTATGGGGAAAACAGCCTTTGCCGTAAACATTGCCGAGAATGTTGTCTTATCAGGCGTACCGGTTGCCATGCTTTCCCTGGAAATGTCCGGTGAATCACTAATGACACGCATTTTGTCATCACAATCCGGCATTAACTCAAATCACCTGCGGCGCGGATTTGTTGGCAACAATGATTGGACACGGCTTGTTTCGATTGTGGATCAGATCAGCAAAACACCTTTGTTTATCGAAGACAGTTCTATCTTAACGCCTATGCAGCTTAAAGCGAAGGCTCGCAGGGCCAAAGTTGAACATAACATCGGGCTCATAATAGTCGATTACCTCCAGCTTATGACCGTTGCCGGCAGAAACGATAGCCGGGAAAGGGAAATCGCAGAGATAAGCCGCTCTCTAAAGGGTTTGGCTAGAGAGTTAAAAGTGCCGGTAGTTGCCCTTTCCCAGCTCAGCCGGAAAGTCGAAGACCGGCCAATCAAGCGCCCTCAAATGTCCGATTTGCGTGAATCCGGCAGCATTGAACAGGATGCCGACGTTATCGCCTTTATCTACCGCGATGAAATTTACAATCAATCACAAGATAACCCGGAGCGGGGCTTTGCAGAAATCATCATCGGCAAACAGCGTAATGGCCCTACCGGTAGCTTCAAAATGAGGTTCGACGCGGAACGGACACGGTTTTCGGACAGCTAACTTCACTAAACTACTTAAGGACAACTTTAGAAATGGCAAACGGAAAAATCGACAAAGTTAAATTATCTCAAATGCTTCGCGCAGGTAAACCAGCTAAAGAATGCGCTAAAGTCTTTGGCGTTACGGAAGGGGCTATCTCTCAAGCACGGAAGGAACTTAATATTGCTGTGGTCAAAAACGTGCAGCTTGAAAATGCCCATAGAATCGTCGACGAGAATTTAAATGCAGTCGCCCAGCTTCAAAAAATCAATGACTGTGCCAATGAATTGCTTGATTTGCTCATGCGCTGGAACCGGGGCGACAAGGAAGCCCTGCAAATTCTGGAATCGCAGGTCAGACGGGTCAAGGTCAAGGGCTCCGAGGAAGAAGTTACAGAATACCGTTTTAAAGACCCGCGGGAATTGGCGCTCAAGGCCATGGCCGAGATTCGCAGTCAATTGTCGCTGCAACTGGACATTTTCAAATGTCTTTACGACACGGCAGCCATCGCTGATTTCCAGCGAGAAGTGTTAGAAATTATCGGGGAGGTAGACAAAAATGTTCGGGACCGGATCATCCAACGTCTTAAGGAAAGACGAGCTATTCGATCAACTATTGACATCCGTTGAAAAACGTTTTGGGACAGCCACCGATTATCAGCGTTATCAGCGCGATCCTGTGGCCTTTGGGGAGGATATTCTCGGAGAAGAGTTCACTGAAGATGTCAAACGGATGATGGAATCAGTGCGGGATTTTCCAATTACCGTGGCCAAATCCGCCAATGCGACCGGCAAAACCCATGGTGCGGCCCGTGTCGCGGTCTGGTTCTATAAATGTTTTCCGGATAGCCAGATATATACCGCGGCCGCTCCGCCGGAAAGCAATCTGAAAAAATTGCTCTGGGGAGAAATCGGATCAGTTATTGAAAGACACCGGGAGCTTTTTAAACAGGATACCGTTACAAATCTTCATATTGCACATTCGGCAAAGTCATTTCTTTGCGGCGTTACCATACCGGCAGCCGGCACGGAAGCGCAACGGGAAGCAAAGTTTTCCGGTAAGCATGCCCCGTATTTGCTCTTTATCATCGATGAGGGAGATGCCGTACCCGACGAGGTTTACAAGGGCATTGAATCCTGCATGTCCGGCGGTTTTGCCAGATTGCTTGTTATGTTTAATCCCCGAAACGAAGTGGGTGAGGTTTACCGCATGGAACGCGACGGACGGGCCAACGTGGTTAAATTGTCCGCTTTCAATCATCCGAACGTTGTTACAGGTATTGATCAAATCCCGGGCGCGGTTACACGGGAAACCACTATCCGCAGAATCAACCAATGGTGTCGCCCTCTGGCTTCGGGAGAGGCCATTGACGGATCCTGTTTTGAACTTCCCGACTATCTGGTCGGAGATACCGCCCGAAGTCAGTCCGGCCAGGAATATCCGCCCTTGAAAGCCGGATTTTACAAGATCATGGAACCGGCTTTCAGTTACATGGTTTTGGGCGAATACCCGGCTCAGGGCAGTCAGCAACTGATCAGCCGGGAATGGATATCTCTGGCCCGTTCCCGCTGGGATGCTTACGTTTCCCAGCAGGGAGAAATCCCGCCCCTGGGAACCTGGGCCACGGCCGGACTGGATATCGGAGAATTCGGCACCGATTCCAATGTCATGTGCTTTCGCTACGGTGGTTTTGTGGAAAGATTGATCTCCTGGGGCGGGCTGGATACAATGGCCACTTCCGATCGCGCCGTTGTTGAAGATCAATCAAGAAGGATTTCCTCCGTCAACGTCGACGCAACCGGTGTCGGCGCCGGCGTTGCTCCGGCAATGCAAAGGCAAAACTGTAATGCGTTTCCGGTCAAAGTAGCTTCGTCTCCTACCCAGGACACCGAGATGGGCGAATTTCAAATATTACGGGATCAATTATGGTGGTCATGCCGGGAATGGTTGAGAACCGACCCGTCGGCGATGTTGCCACCGGATGAGATGTTGCTGGAGGAGCTTTTGACGCCTACTTATTCGGTAGATCGCGGGAAAATAAGGATAATGCCCAAATCGATGATGCGTGAGCTTCTGAAGCGTTCACCGGACAGGGCCGATGCTCTGTGCCTAACCTTCGCCGTTGATAATTCTTTCTTTGGCGGCCTTGCTTTTGAGGAATTTCCAAAGGAAGATTAAAAAATCATACACCCGTATGCATATGGGAGCTTAATCAAGATCGACGTGATGAAGCCATTGTAACCAATCAACGCATAATCGAATGCTCTTTCTGGTATGAAAATATGGAAACGGGGCAATGCTATTACAATCTTTACAGCTGTATCGGCTGGCCAACTGATGTCGCGGGGGCAGAGTGATGCCCGGTTATGTTGCCGTGGTTGGCGTGGTAAAGCCAAAAGAAGATGGGAAGCCGCTCCAGGATGCGGTATTTCAACTACTCGCCGAGGGGGAAAGCAGGTTTGTGCCAACTCTGTTGGAAATGATTGTTAAACTGCGCCAGGTACATGGGTTCGGCCTGCACCCGGAGTTGTTACAGGGCTGGTATGGCGATCCCGATAGGTTTATCATGCCAGTTGCATTGAAAAATGAAAGGCTGGCGCAACAGGGCAAAGAAAGGGCGGAAATATTGATTATTCCGTCAACCGATTATTGCCACCCTGATGCGTTTAAAGATTACATGCATGCGTTACAGGGTGTGCTCGTCGACAAAAGGCTTTTTTTCGGAAACTGCAAAATCTTAAGGAAACATTTGCATGCATTCGAGCGCGGGAATCCGGCTGTCATGGCTGTTGGTGGCCTCGTCTATACACTGTTGGGACATTGCATGTGGGCTGATCCCAGCCAAGATGCGGCGTTCGTGGTGGAGGAAGGTTTTTAGTATGGCGCTATGCCGCAGAGATTAGACGCTGCTAATCTATTAAGGCCTGAGAAAGGAAAAGGCACAGTCCAAAAAAGAAAACGGCTTAAAATCGATTTAAACGTGTCGGCAAATATCATTGGCAGCAGTCGTTCAATCAATCCGGCTTGGGATTTTTGGGCCGGTTTATTGTTTCCAGGACGAGACATTGATCGTCTTTTATAAATTTAAGACCTTATAGGACAAATATGAGCGTCGGTTTTATGAAGCTGGCAATGCCTTAACCGAAATCAGAGACAAGAAATTATATGAGAAGGTAAGAGGGGAATCTTCATTTGAAACGTATTGCTGGAAAAGATTTGGTTATGCGAGAGGTACAGTTTACCAGCTAATTGACTCAGCGGGGGTTATAGAAAATGTGCGCAATTGCGGACAAAAACTATTACCAACAACCGAATCTCAAACCCGCCCACTCACCAAACTCGAACCATAACAACAGCGCAAAGTGTGGCAGAAAGCGGTTGAAACGGCGCTAAGTGACAAGATGACCGCGGCACAGATCGGGCAAGATATTTCTTTGGAGGCATAAAGCTTTAGATGTAGAAATCCCTTACCCCAACAAAAAAGTGGCTTAGAAACATTTAAGCGAGCATGCTTGATAGTCGCCTTACAACTAATCCGGTTTTCGCAATAGAAGCATAATCAAATGCAAGGACTGGGTTTGAATTTTCTGATAAGATTATTGAATTCCAATCGAAACTTGCACCATGTTACCGGCAAATTTTCAAACCACTTGTTTTCAACCCTACTTCCTGCTAATTCTTTTTTCTCCATTCTATCGTTTTATGATAAATTGCAGATAGTAATACGGAATTGTTATGCTCTGGCTTATTTTTCCGTCAGCTGCTCTTCATAGGAGAGTAACATGCGCGTTGTCTCAATGGCGTTTATCGAGATTTACTTCTATTTCTTTTGCATCATCACCGCAGTGCTGGCTTTGGCGTCGCATTGGTTCCCTGTACTAGTTTATGTCACTGCCGTCGTTCTGCTTATCATGCTGTACTTGCAGATCGTAAGTATTCCGCTACAGCTGAATTGGTCGCGCGATATGTACGGCGGTTTACTTAGGCGACAGTTTTTCTACGTTATTTATAGCTGCGTGATCTACGGAGTGCATTTCTACTTCGGCGGTATCGTCGGTCCTGATCGTCGGCCTGGCTCGCTTCTTGACGCCGTGTACTTCAGTTTCACAACATGGACAACGCTCGGCTATGGCGACTTCGCGGCGGCTCCTTCTTTGAGGCTGGCGACGTCAATTGAGGCTTTGACGGGCGTTTTAACCATCGCAGTTCTTACCGCAACAGTATGGCTCTATTGCCAGGAGCGCCTTTGGCCACGATCAGTGGACGCGGATGCATACAGCGACATTAAACTCAGACTTGACTCATCTCTTGGTGTCTGGCATGAACTGGAGTCTGACGCTACTCGAGCAGCCGATGCTCGTAGGCAGGCTGCAACCACCCTTAGGCCCTGTCCACTATGTGGGCGTTCAGTATATCTCGATAAGTATTTTGACATTACCGGCCGTATGGCACCATTCGCATGGTTTATGGCCGTCTGCGAGTGTGGTGCTCATTCTCGTCCACGAAGAAACGCGTTCCTCGCGGAACGCGAATGGAATCGCAGGGGGCCAATCGAAGCAAAGTCTAATCATATAAAACTAAAGTGCTGGTTTTTCATGCACAAATTAATGATCTTTCCACTTGCACGCGTGGTCAAATTCCTCTTGAGCGCAGGCATGTGGTTTAAAAGGTAACAATTGGCTATCTACTTTTTTTTCAGCAAGTTCCTTCTACCCCTGAAGTATGGGGTAACGGTTACAAATAGTAATTTTCGATTTGGTTTCTTCCTCATTGGTGTGAGCTTGGTATGCAATGTGCAAAATTTGCCCATTTTGAAAGCATAAAACCTTTTAAATATTTTTTTTAGATGTACTTCCTGTTATCAGTAATCGGCATGAATCAGGGTAAGTTGCCTATTTCAGACGGAAAGCAATACCTGCACGATGCAATAATACTCTTGACAAGCCAAAATTGCACTCCTATACTTCCGCCACGAAAAAGGAAGCCCTTATCAATCCTAACCGAAGAAGAAAAGGTAGCAGGAGATTGTTTCTCTATGTTGACTTGAGATATAAGAACAACTCTCATGAATGCAAGTGAACCGAGCGAGGAGAATCACCGCGCACGCTCAAGCTTCGTACGGGGGCTTGTGCAACGTTCAGGCAGACCCGATATTGCATCCTCCGTATTTGCTAGGAAGCTCCCAAAGAGGATTGTGCAGTTTTGGGACGATCTGGATCGACTGCCTGGTGATGTTGTAGAGTGCATTGAATCATGGAGGAAGATAGAGGAACAGGGCGTTGAGCGACTTCTTTTCGACAAGCACCAAGCAAGAAATTTTATTAGTCAAAAACTGGGCTCACGGTACAAGCAGGCCTATGACAAGTGCTATCATCCCGCAATGCAGTCAGACTACTTCCGACTTTGCTATATCCTCATGGAGGGGGGGTGCTACATCGACGCTGACGATGTTTATCAGGGATCTCCAATCCAGCATCTCTTTAGTGATGGCCGGCTTAAACTTCAGCCGTTGTGCTACGACATGGCGACGGATAAAATGGTGCCGCCCCCACTCTTCACTGAGCCGGGCGCAAACGCCTTGAGCTGGATTTTCTACTTTAACAACAATCCGTTAATTGCTGCTAGTGGGCACCCCATTGTAGAGCGTGCGCTCGCACAAGCCACCCTAAACCTTGAGCAAGACGTGGCGAACGGATTGCCAGAAATCCAGTCGACGACCGGCCCCGGAAACCTCACCAAATCGATATTTGACGCTGTAACTGAGAACGGCGAGATCGAACGGGTCTTGCTTGTTCTGTGCGATTGGGAGAATATTGCCAAGAGTAGTTGGGCGCTCAGTTACAGAAACGACCAAAGGAACTGGAGGCTTTCGAACTGCCGATGCTATCAAGGATCCCAAGTAAATATAGAGGGGGATGAATGAACCTCGCCACCCCCTTGCGCGCATCTTCAAAACTTTTGTATCGCATCGCGATAAAATGTCGAAGGCTGCTACCGAAGAAAAGGTCTCAAGCATTCGGGACCTTGAGTACAAAGGAACAACCGAGGATAGAGCACATTTACGTCATCAATCTCGATCGCCAACCAAATCGTTGGGCCGAGATGGAACGTGAGCTTGGACACATATTGGATACATCGGGGACTAAACTCTGGAATCTTACTGAGCGATATCCCGCCGTCGATGCTAAGACCTTTGTGCAGGACCCTCTCAAAGATGACGATATTGATCCATTTTATACACTCGGAGAGCAACTCTTCGTAGAACCCCAACCGCAAGCCCTCCCCACCCGGCTAGAACTCAATCTTCCGATTCGAATGAGTAGACCTGAGATCGCGATCGCTCACTCACACATCGGAGTCTGGCGACGAGTTGCGGCGAGTCAGCATTCGTACGTACTTGTCCTTGAGGACGATGTATGTTTTCAATCCGGGTTTGCTTTGCATCTGGATCGGGCTTGGGGTGAAATTGGGGCCGAAAGTGACGAGATAAGTAATTTCGACATTCTCTATCTGTCCTATGAGGAAGCGAAGCACGGTGCCCCGAAGACCTTCCTTTCAAGTAACGTATTCCGTCCAGTGCGCGGACTCTGGTTCCTGTCTGGATACGTTCTTTCACGCGAAGGCGCTGAGAAGCTTCTCAGATTTCTGCCATGCCGAGGGCCCGTTGACCTTTGGATAAATCACCAGTTCAGAGCACTAGACGTACGCGCGATTAGGCGGCCTATCATTAACCAGCGACGCGATGGTGGCTCCACCAACTCATATTCAATACTCCCCACTCTTACTAAAATCGGAGTTATCGACAGTGAGAGCGCATCTCTATTTCAAGTTCGCCCAGCTGAGCGGCCTGTTTTTGCATTTGGATCTGAAGGTTCTGGCCTTTCATCACTTGCAATGGCCCTGTCCATGCTCGGATATAGATGCTGCAGTGATCTCGACGCGCTTCCAGATCTTGAACTTGAGTCGCTTCTTGCGGGAAGAGCCGATCGGGTTTTTGACGCCTATGTGAACATCAGATCTTTATCGGGGAAAGTCCGGGAACTCAGGGAGCGTTACCCTCAGGCTAAGTTCATAATCACCGCTAGCAACGCCAGAATTGCATACGACAACTACTTGAATATTATGGATGATCTCGATGGTGCTGACGTTGCAGTTCTTCATTTAGAGGCATCCAATAAATGGCAGGTCGTTTGCGAGCACCTCAAGTGCGTGCCGCCCGGTTGTTCCTTCCCTGAGTTGGCTGACCTTGGACAAAGGCATCTCCTCAGCGGAACCGTTGATCCGGACATAATCCTGAACTGCAAGACTCTTAAACGTGATAAGTCGCCATGGGTTGTTGAGCCCCACCAGTGGTGGCAAGGTATTCGTTCCGTGCCTGCAGGGGGATTATCGAGTGCTGCAACTTCCGTTAAAGTCAGCGAGTGTTTCGGAATCCTCGACACGAGACGTTGGCTGCTGCGAGACGATACTTTCGCGGGAAATCTGGCGTTGTTTCGTCCCTCAAACGTCGAGCTCCGTCCCGGGATTGGGGCTGTACTCAGTGTCAGAAGTGAGTCCCTAGGTGTTCGAGATTACAGTGCTGCATCTCTATCCAGTCGCGACCGATACTTGTTCGGAAGGTTCGAGACGATCATTCAGGCGTCAAACATACCCGGTGTGGTTACCGGGTTCTTTCTGCATCGCGATTCACCGCGGCAGGAAATCGATATCGAGATCGTGGGGAATCGAACAGACCGTCTTTTGGTCAATGTCTTCTACAACCCTGGTAGTGAGGGGGCAAGGTTTGACTATGGATATAGGGGTGCACCAAGCTATATCGACCTTGGTTTTGACGCATCAGAATCCGGCCATCGGTTCGCAATAGAATGGGGGCCGTGCGAGATTCGGTGGTTGGTTGACAATCAGCTAGTTCATAGGCGCGCTGACTGGAACCCGACACCAATCCCCCACCTTCCAATGGCTCTCCATATTAACACTTGGCCATCCCGCTCCAAGGAACTTGCCGGGCGACTGACCAGCCGACGACTCCCAGCAACCACAGTTGTGAAATCGATTGCGCTGGAAGCGAAGTTAGTTGAAGGCAACAGAGTAGGCGTAGCTTAACACGCAGGTTATCATCAGTTTGTTGCAGTCAGTTAAGCCTATTCGACGTCCTTATATGCTCGAATATGGTGTTCAACCGGAGTCTTGCTAGCATTATGAATATTCTCTCATATAACCCCGGCCACGACGGTGCGATCGCCTCCCTGAAGGAGGCTCATTTGCTCTTTTCTATTGAGGCAGAGAAGAATTCGAACTACCGATACTCGCCTATATCCAGTCATGACGTGTTCAACGTTCTTGGCGAACTTGAAGAAATACCCGACGTTATTTGTACCGGCGGTTGGTGGCCACGCGAAGAGCACTTACTCGGGTCGCATGCACATGTTGGGTACCGTGGCGTTATGAAGAGCGACGTCATCGTGGACAAACGACACCTATTAGGGAGGTCAGTCCACTATTTCTCGTCTTCTCACGAGCGGTCGCACTTACTTTGCGCTTTCGGCATGTCAAGTCTACCGAAAGGCACTCCATGCTATGCGTTGGTATGGGAAGGCGAGATCGGCGCTTTCTACGAGATTGATTCTGAGCTGAACATAATACTGCTTGCTGATGTCCTGAATGAGCCGGGGAATCGCTATACCTCGATCTACGGCTTGGCCGACCCAACCTTTCCTAAAAATGCGCCCTTCTCTCGCTTCTCAGACGCAGGCAAACTCATGGCCTTGGCTTCATTTTCAAATCGCAGCACACCTTTAGAAGAAGAGAAAAAGCTGATGGACTTTCTATTGGGCTCTCCACATGTCCAACTGAGTTTGTACGAAGATCTTGAACGTTCGCGATACTACAACGTGGGGTTGGATGATTCAGAATTTCGCAACTTCGCAGGTATTTTTAGCGACAAGATCTTTGATATCTTTTATCAATTCGCGAAAGCGACCATGAAAAAAAGATTGCCGCTAATCATCGCAGGTGGAAGTGGCTTGAATTGCGACTGGAATACCAAGTGGAAGGAATCAGGCCTTTTTTCCGAAGTCTTCGTACCGCCTGTTGCCAACGATTCAGGTTCTGCGATCGGGACGGCGATCGACGCCCAGTTCCATTATACAGGGAACCCCAAAATAGATTGGAGCGTCTACTCTGGCCTTGGCTTTATCATGACCGGATCTTTAGATCTGGCGCAATATGATATCTACGAGGCTGACTATGAAATGATTGCCGACATGTTGGCCAATGACCTAGTTCTGGCGTGGGTGAGTGGCAAATATGAAATCGGTCCACGGGCCTTGGGCAACCGTTCAATTCTTGCCGCACCATTCCATGAAAGTACCAGAATACGGTTAAATGAGATCAAGCAGCGTGAGCAATTCCGACCGATTGCCCCTGTCTGCTTGGAAGAAGATGCTGCACGGTGGTTTGGCTGCGACCACGCGAGTCCGCATATGCTTTATAC